CGACGACCGGCCGGTCTGCTCCCCCCATTTGCCGAACATCATCCGGGACTGATCGGCCGACAGACCCGCATCCTTCGACGCTGCGGCGAACCGTTGCGCCTGCCCCTCAAGGGTCTTGATCGACGCTAACGCCTGCGTCGTATCCGCCGTGATGATCGCCTTAAAAATGTCGCTCATCGGGTCCCCCGACGGATCTCGGCTTCGAACGCATCCTGGAACGCCTGACCGCCCTCAAGGCCGGCACGTTCCATCGACCGTGCCCACGGACGGCCATGCGGCCGATGCCCCGGATGCGACACCGCATAACGCGGTTTGATCCCGTTCCCGAGGCCGAGCGGGCGTGTCCCGGCGAACAGACCGGCCCGGTCACCGGTGAACAACTGGGCGGCGATCTGCGCTTGCCGGCGCTGCAACTTCTTCCCTTGCGACAGCCGGGTGCCGATGCGTTGAAACTTGCGGGCGAACCCTCGGGGCATGATCACATGGGGCCGGGAGCCACGCTCCACGATCGACCACGCGCCACGCATCTTCGAATGCGGCCCGACAATCCACCGCAACGGTGAACCACCCGGTTCAACCTCCACCCGCTGGCTGAGCCGTACCGTGACCCGCCGGAACCTGATGTGAAACGGCGACCCTTCGGCCGCAACAATTTTGCGGGTGGTTTCGGCACGCACCTTGGTCCCGATCAGCGTTGCGCGTTGCAACGTCACACCGGTTGACACGACCGCCGGGGCGAGCGCAGACCAAGGCTTAGCGGTCACCGGTCAGGCGGTGAGCTCGGCGAAACCGCCGGTGATCACCGGCGACCATGCGACCGTAGGAGGCTGACCAACCGTCGCGTTCACCAACCGGAACCCGGTGTTGATGATCCGAGCGACGAACCCCGGGTTGGTCGCAGACCGGGAGCTCGAAGTGGGGCGAACCTCGATGAATCCGGCCGACCCGACCGAGATGACCGACCCGTTCATCCCGATCAACGCGTTGAGCTGCGACGCGGCGTAGTCGTTGAACGCCGTCATGGACATGACGCCGCTGCGGAGTCCGGCGACAAACGCCGTGTAGCCGCCCGACCCGAACGTGGTGATGTCCTGCGTGGCGACATCGGCCCCCGCCTCAAGCTGCGACACGAACGCCGAGATATCGGCGGTGGTGCCGGACAGCGTGCAGCCGGTCGGCGCCGTCGCCCCACCGGGGGCGGTCCCACCGGTCGTTGCGGTCGACACGAGAACATAGAACGAGGTGAGTGCGGTAATAGCCATTGTGTTGCGCTCCTTGCTTTTTAGAGGACGCCGATAGCGGCGAGGGCGGTGATCGACACGCCGGACCCGCCGACGGTCAACGACAGTCGCCACCACGTGTCGGTGGTGGTCGCTCCGACGATCCAGTCAGAGCCGACAGCGTTCCGGGACGACGACGCCGAGCCACGGGCCGTGTAGCTCCCGCCGGAGGTGGTCGAGGACTGCAACTGTGCCGTGATCGTCGGCGACGTCCCCGAGATCGCCAGGACGTGCAGCGACGCCCACGCGCCGACAGCAGCGGCACCGGCCTGCACGGCCGTCGTCGTCCCGGTCGCCGTGACCGCCGTCGAGGTCCCTCGAGTAACAAGCCCTTGCAGCGGACGGCCGCCGGCGATCGGAGCGAGCGGCACACTGATCGTCGACGCCTGACCAACCGTGACGTTGACCAGCCGCCACTGTCCGACCATCCCGTACGCGATCCCCGCAACGTTCCCGGCCGTGTCGCCCTCGGGGCAGACCGTCGCAACGGTCGCCGCTCCCAACTGTGCCGCTAGCAGCGTCTCGATTGCGTCGATGTCGTTGAGGCCGGACATTTGCACAACGGCGGCACGCAACGCCGCCGCCGACTGCGTGAACGACCCCGAACCGAACGTCGTCGTGTCGATCACGCCGACATCCACGCCGGTCTCGATCGACGTGGCGTAGTCGCTGATCTTGATGCCGCCGATCGCAGCGACAAGCGAGGTGGGGACGGTGATCGCCATTGGTCATCCTCTCCGGGGGATCACGGTGAGCGTGTGCTCTACCGCGACATGCTCAAGGTCGCCGATCGACAGCGCCCCGGGGGGCGCCGACCGCAACGCTTTGAACCCGAGCCCGGCCACCCCCAGATAGTCGCCAGCGGTGTCGGGCCAGAGAGCGTCACGCACCGAACCGGAACCGTTGTGCGACAACGCTGCGTAGAGCCTTTGATGGGCAACCCGGTCGGAGGCACGTGCAACTACCGTCGTCACGCTGATCGTCACGTCGGCAACCATCCCGGTAATTGTGGACATGTCGATCGAGCCGACCGTCACCATGTGGCACGGCGGTGCCGGGCTGTCCGGGGGGAACGCGTAGGAACGCATACCGGTGACCTGCTCAAGCTGTGCAGCGACAGCCGTGCAGATTTCCTCGACGTCCCAGCCCATCAGGCGATCCCTATCGCACGATCGCCACGCCGGTAGGTCGCGAGGAGCGCACCGACGAGCGGCGGCAGTTGCGCCAGTCGCATCGGGCCGAATTCGTTGGCGCCGGCGATCCCGAGCGGTGCCGACGAGCCGGCGAACAGCCAGCCGGCCGCAGCCAATGTTGCACGCACAACCGGATCAGGGACGACAGGCCATCCCCAATGCGCGGTGACCGACACCGAGGCACGCCCGAAATCGGTGGGGATCGCCCACGTGTTGCCCATCCGGCGGATTTGCGTCCACGGCCTGCCGTGCTCCGGTGCGTCGACCGGCTCCAACTGGAAACCGGACGATCCGAGCGTTGTCCCGTTGTCCACGACGATCAGCCCGGTGGTGTTGGACATGTCACCGATCTGCACCACATACGGATCCGACACGACGTAGGTGCGGGTCGACACGGATCCGCCACCATGCCCATGCGACGACGCGTCGAACTTCCGGCCGCACCACTCATCCACCCACGTTTCAGCGGCGTCCAACGCCACTTGCAGCCGCACGTCGTCGAGGACATCGGCGACACCGACATGGTCTCGCAGCTGGGTGGCGGTCACGTACCGCCCGTCGCTCAACGCCATGTCACACCCTCTCCGGTCGACGCCACCAAACACAGTGCGCCACAACAGCAATCCACAACCATCCGGGCGGGAGCTGCTGCACCGCAACGACCGCAACGACCGGAGCAGCCGCACACTGGACCAACCGCACCGTGTCAGTCGCCACGATCAGTTGCGCATAGGCGACAACCAGCACGACGACCAACTGCCACGACGGGTCGGCGAGCGCCGCCAGGCACACACCCCACGGTGCGACCATCAACCATCCGTCACGCCACCGGCCGGCGTGATGCTCGAGCGCCGACCTGACCGGGTGCTCATGGACACGCTTGAGAACCGGTTGTGATCCGGTCAACGGATCCAACCCACGACGCTTCGTCGTGACGTGCCGCACTGCGACAACGACAACACCGACCGCAGCGGGGATCGGGTGCCAAACCCACAACGCCACCCACACGCCTGACGTTTCTCGGATCGTCGAGGCGACAGCGACCAGCACGAGCGCCGCCGGCCACCATCCGTGCCCCCATGCTGCTGCGGCCCACACGCCGATAGCGAGCGCCGGCAGATCGGTGCCGACCGGGATCGACACCTTAGGGCCGAGGACACCGGGCAGGCCGACCACGAGGAGCGTGGCGGCGACCGTCAGCTCCCACCCGAGGCCGGACACCCGGCCGAACGCAACCACCCCGGCGGCGAGGAGCGGCCACGACACGAGCCACACCGCCCACCACCGTCGGAGGTCGTTGCCGCACAACGCCGGGAGCAACCACCGGAGGTGGAACGGTGCGACCACCTGACCGCCGGTGCCCAAATGCAGGAGCCGCCAGGCGTCCGGCCCAACCTGCACGCTCATCAGATCGTCAACACGCCGGGGTTGTAGGCCCGGTCGACCCGGATCTGCTTCACGTGCTCGAGCGTCCCGACCGTCGTCGTCGCGTACAGCGGCACATCAGCCGCCCACAGCAACCGGCAGAAATACAAATCTTCGCCCTCGTTGCGGGGCCACACCAGATGTCGGAACCACGGCGAATCGGTACCGACACCGAGCCGTTCGCTTGCCTCACGGGCAGCGATCAGCGCGTCCCGGTGCACCATCAAACAGCCGGCGCCGATCCCGGCGACCTGCACAACCGCTTGATCTGGCAACGGGTTGTGCTCGATGAACGATTCTCCGTCGTCACCCCAACCGAACACGTTGTGGGTCGACCGGGGTGCATCGTCGCCGTGCAACCGCCACACCGGCACACCTATCGCCAGGCACGGCCTGCCGGTCTGCTCGGCGACGAAATCGATCGCAGCGAACAGCGATTCGAGCAGGTGAGCGGGGTAGAGCTGGTCGTCGTCGAGCATCAACAGCCACTCGGGCGCGCCGGGCAGGTCGAGGAACCGGGACACGATCGTGTTGCGGCTGTTGGCCAGCAAGCTGGCGCCGACGATCCAGATGCACGGCCGGTCGTGTTGCAACCGTTGCCGGCCGTGCATCGCATCCCAAATCGTCATGTCGATCAGGGTGCGGGTCGTGTGGGACATCATCTGTCCTCGGGTCGGGATACCGAGGACCACTTTCTTGCCGTCCATTTGTGCTGCCTCCGTTGGGTTGCTGCCTGTGCTGCCCTTTGAGGGGGGCGAGGGCCGCCGGGCGGGCAGCAGGTCGCCCGGCGGCCCTCGCGATCTCACACCGGCCTTAGAAGGTCGGTGCGACCAGACCCGACCCGACGACGATCGACGTGGCCGACGGGTACCTCTCCGCGGTGAACGCGCTGTAGCCGAACACCGCAAGCCGGATCGTCGCCGGGCTGTTCACGGCCTGGTCGAACGTGAACAGGCGGGGGGCGCCCTCTTCCCAGAGAACGTTGTCCTGCAGGCGAGTCACGATGATCCGATCTTCGTTGGTCGCGGCACCGAGGTTGGTCGGCATGTTGCCGTCGACAAGGACCGGGATCCCACCGGCGAGCGTCCCAACGATCCCGGTGACACCGGTCCCACCGATCGCGATCGGGTTGTCCGGCGCCATCTGGGCCGGCAGGACGAACGGCCGGCCCGAGGTGTCGGAGGCGGCGAGGAGCTGATGCCAGCGACGGGGCGACATCACCACCAGGGTCGCCGGAACGAACCGGTTCGACGCCACGTCGTTCATCGCGCCAACGATCTTCGAGATCAGGGTCGTGATGGCCGTGGCGGTGTAGGTCTGCGCGCCGGTGCCCGAGACCGTGAGGAACCCTTTGTGCTGGCCGTTGGCGCCGCTGCCCGAGATGATCTGCAGGTCAAGGCGCGCGTTGTAGGCCTCGACGAGGTCACGGAACACGAGCGAGTCGGTCACCTGCCCGCGCTCCACGGCCTGCCGGGAGATGTCCTGCTGACCGGTGATCGTCACAATCGGCACCGCAAAGTCCGTGGTAACCATGTCGGTTTCGGACACCGCGCCGTTTTCCGTCTGCACGTTGGCGCTCGTGCCGGTCGTGACACGAGTGACGTACGCGGTCATCCCGTTGGCGGGCAGCGGAAACGACGGGATCACGTTGGC